GGGGGGGCTTCGAACCCCCCTCCTGATCGACGACCAGGACGTTGGTGCCTCCTTTCGGAGGCCCCCCGCAGAAGGTTTAGAGTGATTACCTACAACTTTCTGGGAAACCTGGACAGTTCGCTTGTGCTCGCCTTTGGCGTCTAAAGTCTACCTAATGGGAAGGTAGCCTGTAGCGATCCCCACCCGCGTAAGCAGGTGACCAGGACCACTCTCAAGATACCACCCCTTAGGTTAGCAATAAACTAACGGGACTGGTTAATCGCCAGAGTCAGGTGTCTCGTGCCGTATCCCAAAGGGTGCGTTAAACACACGCAAATGGGAGACGCCTCAACAAGACAGCAGGATCTCAATCTGATTCTCCTTCCCGGGACGACGTCCTAGACACGGGTTATACCCATGCGGGAGTGGACAGATAGAGCCCTCACCTTTGGAAGATGAGGGTTTCCTGATGTAGTTATGTCTGGCTCGGGTGAGGAACGCTGTTCCAAGTGTCAGACCTTAGTGATACCGTAACGACGGGTCACTTCGATCTTCAACCTATATTAGGCGATCCTCTGAAATTGACGGTCGGCACCGGTGAACGGTACCTGACAGAGTGAGACTGTGTGCTCGAGGACTATGGGAGTTTCTAACTCCATTAGACCGAAGTTCACACAACGTGCGAACGTGGCACCCTGGGCCGGCCTGTGCTCCCTTCCCTTCACAGGGGAGGAAGAAAGCAAGCAGTTAATCCACCCTAGGAAAATACGACAACATGCTAAAACGATCATCACTTGTTTCCAAGTTCCAAGGAGTAAGTTCTCCTCAGTTTATGATGTTTAACACATCGTGTACCCTCCTGCAGCTTCCGAACCACCCCCTCTACCCCGGTGTAGATTGGGGTAAAGTAGGTGGAGGTTACTATGCCGTCGTCGACCCGATGGATGAAAATGGCATTCTCTACCTTAGTGATAAGGAATACAAGATTCAAGTCAGAGTGAGTGTCAGCCAAGACTCTCAGCTGTCAGTCCTTGCACGTCCGGGTGATACCCAGATGCAAGGCGGAACTCCTGACAATACGTCTATAGACCCTACCAAACAAAACTCCCCCACTAAAGAGGAGCTCGGCTTGGTGGTTCGAAAGAACTACCCTATAGCTGAGAGGCCTTATGCCCCTAGCTTCATAGGATGGTACTATAGTGAGTTGGAGAAGTTCCGACGGGAGACTGACTGTCTGGTCGAACCATCAGATCGAAACCTGATGGCACTCGTTCTACATTGGGGTTTAGACCTCAATATAAGAGCGGGTGGCCAGCTTAAGCCTCAGCCGGCGTTGGACGCGGCCCTTTTAGAGTTAGGAAAGTCGCTAGTGAACATCCTGGTAACCAGAGGGCGGACCGCCCTCATCCTAAAGATGAAAAACACCCTGTTCTTCATTAATAGGTGGTTAGCAGGATCACAAAACGACAATCCGTTCCTCCTTGGGGAACCCGTAGGACTCGCAAGAAGTGGCCTCCCGAGAATATTACCAATATTCCTCAGGAGAGCCATCGGATCTAAGAACACTAGACTGATCAGAGTTGTTCAGTCTATATTCAAGGCCTACTCGGCCTTGGATGGT